CCAGATCCTCGACGGTGAACTCGCCCGACGTTTCAAACTTGCACGACACGCACAGACCGAATTTGTTGACGTGGTCGGCAGGCACGGGGGTCTTGCAAGCGGGGCATTCCTTCTTCCCGAAGATGCGATCCCACCCCGAGTCGTAGTTGCTCACGGCGGCGAGGTCGCTCGCCTTGTTGAATATGGGCTTACCTGTTATATCGTTGCGGCTGGCGCTCATGGTGCGGTTCTCCTGTCTGTCACAAGCGCCAATCGGGCGGTGCCCGGTGCGCATTGTTACGTCCTGTGCGAGTAGCCCCGGCGATCGTGACATTACCCGCGTTCTTCGCTTGTGCCCACTGCCGAAAGGCGTCGGCACCTTCGCTGGCGCCGTTATGTTTCGGCTCATCCGACCAGCGCTTATCCACTTTATTCCACTTTTTGCTGTAGCGGTCTAACGACGAAATCAGATCGCGCGCTTTTTCTGCGTCGAACCACGCACTGCTAAACGCAGCTCGGGTCATTTGAATCCCCGCGTTGAGGTCGGTAACCTTGGACACGATCTCGAACTGAATACCGGGCAGCAGTTCTTCCAACATCTCTTTGATCGACTTGTTGCTATCGCTGAGTCGCTTGTGATCCGCGTCGTGCGGCAGAAATATCTTGTTGATGATGTACCCTCGGCTCTGAATCTCCTTGGCGTAAACGCCGAGTTTCTCCCCGTGGCCCTCATAATAATCCACGAATCTATCTTCCATTCCGACCTGTTGGTGGAATACGAAGGCGCATCCATCGCTATTCCCCACGTCGGCAAAAATATTGGTAGGGGTGTCCTCTTCTGGAATACGGCAGATTCTCCCCTGTTTCCGCACGATTGCTAATTCGCGGCGGTAGTACAGCCCCTCCGTGCTAACATGGAAAGGCTCGTTCGGCGTACTGGGGTACTGCGAGAACATCTGCCCTTCTTGATCACCAGAGAACGTACCTTCCAGCGTGGCGGCGTACCATGCGCGTTGTCTCGGACTCAACGTACATCCCATCTCCTTCTCAACCCCATCAAAATATCGCGCCAGGTCAGGCGTGATTAGCACCCCCGCCGGTTCCATCTCGTACTGGGCATCCACCCACCATGCAAAAAAGTGGAGCCTGAAGGACTTTGCCGTCAGAGGTAGCCCCTCCTGTTCCATTTTTTCCGCGATCTTCACCCGGTTGTAGAAATCCCCCTCCGCACCTTCACCGGTTGACTCGATAATCATGATCCCGTTGTCAGGCACGGTTGGCATAGTGCCGAGTTGTATCTCACTGGCCTTCTCCGGCGACTTGGCGCACACCTTCGCATACTCAGACAGCAGCAGGCGGTGCAGCGTGGCGGACGCAAACGATGTGGCTACGCGAATGCCGCTGTCGTCGGTGCCTTGCCCTTTGCTGTGGTCAAACACAAGCTCATTGGTGTTGCTCGATTTGATCGGAAACATCTTCTTGAACTCAGGACCAAGGTTGTCGTAGGCGAATTTTACCTTGTCGCGGAAGAACGCAGTGGCGCTAGGTTCGTCTTGGGCGACGATGCCGCACCGTACGTTACGATTGAACAGCGCATAGTCGAGGAACATCAGGCATGCCAATGTCGTCATTCCGAGTTGCCTTGCCTTCAGAGTCAAGTTGCGGTAATGCAGCCGACGGATGAACTCCCGCTGCGTGGCGTTGGCGATGAACGGTATCTTGCCGGCTGGTTCACCCTTGGTGTCCTTGATCATTATCCAGTACATTCCCGAGTCGAGCACGCGCCACATGGCGTCATGTCCGTTACGTGCCCAGGCTTCGGCTTCGGTTGGTGTCATCCAACAGCCCCTATGAACTCAATCATGGCTTGCCCTCCACCGCCTGCCGCTCAAATTCCGCACGTGCCGGGCTGCCATACCCGACTTCCTCCATCTCGATCATCAAGTCAAGCATGTGGCGCGCCTTACGCAAATCGGCAACGCCGTTCTTATTGCGCCATCTTGACACATACTTGACAACGCAACCTTCACCAAACCCGAGACCATTCTCGATGATGTACTCGATCGGTTGGATCTTCATGTCGAGGTAATGCGTGCCGCCTTCTTGACGCGTCAGTGCGCCCGGGGCATCAGGCGACGTATCCCCGGCAGCAACACCGTAGTCGTCGCTAATCCCGTTCCACTGCCTGCCACTCATCACGGCTTACCCTCCACCACCTGCCGCGCACGTCTCGCTTCGATCTTGCGTTGCTTCCATTCCTTCTGGTACTCGATCTTTCGGGGCGTGAGGTGCGCATCCTTCAACGCGATGAACTCGGCGATCACCTCTGGCGGGTAATCCACTCCGAGCACCAGGCGGCGCCAACCCGATGGGGTCGGTGCGACGGGCACCCCGATCAGCGTATATTGCTTGAACGAGTAACCGCCAAGCGATGAACGCGCTTCGGCCAGGTCTTCCTTGGTCAGTATCATGTGTGTGCTCCCTCGGCCTGAGCGGCCCTCCACGCCACCTCACACTCGGCGAACCGCAGCAACTCCCAGATGTGGTTCAACGCATCAGTGTATGCCAACCCCTGCGCACTCTCAGAGTCAGGGCAACTCGACTCACCACGAACCGTGTGTCCGTTATCCAGCGTTACGATGCACATCATGCCGCCGAACGAGTCGGGCACATACCACTTCGCGTCAACGATGCGCGACTCAACCAGCGACGGTGTGAGTGTTGACGCGGCTCGTGCGTCACTGGCAATGGCTTGCTCAAGGGGTGTGCTTATTACACGCCCCTCCTTCTCGGCCTTACCGACGAATGCGGCCAGTGCTGCCTCGTTGTCCATCGCTGTGCCCATGTGTTGCTCCTCGGTGAGTTACGCTACGTGTGAGCCGCATGTTACGCACATTGCGAACGTGGTGTCAATACCCCCTCACCACACGGCTATCCGATAACTTTTCCCATTCCTAAAATTTGCGGCGTATGGGCGGACGGTTGCAATAGATAATTCGACACGTCCGATCCGCAACACCCCCCCCCTCGTATCGCATGAACCATCTTGACTCGATTGAATAGTGCGCTGGGTGCGCTGGGTGCGCTGGGTGCGCTGGGTGCGCTGGGTGCGCTGGGTGCGCTGGGTGCGCTGGGTGCGCTGGGTGCGCTGGGTGCGCTACATATCGGACGGATCTACCGCTTGATACTCGCCCTCGATGGCTGGGAGTGGTGCGCATGTCGATATTGGGATAGTGCTGCCATGTGCTGCAATGCGTTTAATCATATCAGAGAGTGGTGACGCATCGACCTGGACATCTACGCGGGACCGCTCCGATAGGGTCGCGTCCAGCACAGCGGCCTGCCTCGCTGCAATATCGGAGCGTAGTTTGAGCATGGCCACGCTACCCGGGTCGATGCGATCCCCAAAAATTCCGTTGGCCTGGCGCTCCGGTGTGGCGTATGCGATAGAGACGGCGAGGTCGTGCAGTCGTCGCGCTCTGACCACTAGGGCGCGGTCGAAACGCGGTCTATCAGCGGCGAGGCGGCGATACAACATGGTGCAACTCGCTCCGTACATTGCGCTGAGCTTCTCCAGGCTCATTTGCGGGTCTGAGTATTGCTCCAGGAGCATATCTAAATCTAGCCAATCGGTAACGTCGCTCATTTTGGTGCGCCTCAGGCATGTGTATGGCGGCTATTTGTGCGGCATGACGGGCAAAATGTCAAGAGCGCAGCGGGGTGTTACGGGCAATCAATCACTTACGGAGCTTGCCGTTGTAGGATGGACGCGTAATCGTACTAGCCGCCAGAAAAATCTCTTATAATACAATACTCTACTACTACCTCATATTTAACAATAGATAATAATAGAGAGAATGTATCGGATAGAGGGGGAGATACATGGGATAAAAGGGGGGCGTGGGGCGGCGAATAGGGAAAATAGGGTCTATACCCGATTCTAGAGGCTAACCTGTTGTTTCGTATGACCGAACCGTGGCGAGTAGTGACAGAGGGTATTGCCACCATTTCACACACGCTGAACCCGTCAATTTAGCGCAATCTAAGTTATTGATACATAAGAGAAAAATTAACCGCTTGCTAAATACCTGCCGTTGCTGTATGTTGGCCGATGTGTTTAACTTGGGAGTTTATGCGATGAACATGCTACATAGATACGATTATCCGTTTGGATCGTCCGATTATATAACGTGGCGAGATACGATGCTACAGGCAGGCCATCGGATATATATCCGATACGAGCGTAGCGCACCGGCTGAGGTGCATCAGGTTTGGCTCATGGGTGACTACTATATATCAGATGAGGGGGTTATTGTGTATCCGTGGGTAGAATTCGCCGGGCCTCGCAACGGGCCACATCGGGGATATTGGCTGGAGGGTGTCGCCCCATTGCCAGCACAGGCCAAAGCGGCACAGCCTGCGCGGCCTATACGCCCAGCGAGGCAACCCGCCGGCAAAGCGGCGCAGGCGGCGCACTATTTTGTGCTGACGCCACTAATCTGCCGCGCCGAAGCCGCGCGCCGGTTCGGGGTCAGCGTGGCGGCGCTAGGTGTGGCGTTAAACCGCCTGTATGTGCCCGAAATGATACCGCGGGACAGACCTGGCCTGGATCATGCACAGCGCAAAATCCAGCAGTCGTTAGAGGTCGCTACGTCGATTGACGCGGTTGATTGGATTGGTGACGGGTCATGCCGCACTATAAGAGAGGCGGCGGCGATGTATGATCTGACCGAAACCACGGTCAGGCGCGCGTGGGACGAGTTGCAGAAACGACCACCGACGACATATGACATGATCCGCTGGTTAGATCGTCACCCGAACGCCGGCCGCTACGACGCGTGTGATATATTCGGATTTTGCTACGGCACAGTCTGCCAGGTCATGCGCAAAACCCGGCGCTACAGACGGTCGAACGGCAACACGATGACCGCCGCGCAAATAGCTGATGCTATCCGTTGCCGCTGGCCTATGGGTAGACCCAAGCGTCGGAACGAGTCATAAACCCCGCTTATAGGCCCATAAAAACAATCGATTTGTTATATTATATACAACCTCTATAATTTGGGTTGTAGGCAGTAGCAACCGACCCGGCGGCTCCGGTGGTAGGTTAGATATAGGGGAATCAAAATGGCAACAGTCCAAGAGTATTTTGCGGGGTGGAACCACCCTTGGCCGGCCCTGGCCGGGGTGGCCCGGTCGGTAGGTGTGCCGGCCGGCACCACAAAAGAA